CCCCCCCTCATTGAGCAAATGTTGACAAGGTTGTGCGTGGCTTTTATGTTGTTGTAACATTCTCTGCGCCATGCGTCACTGTATGAATGACTCCTTATCTGCTCTTCCGTGAGAGGTTTCTTTCCATCCACGGATATTCCCAACTGAGTAAGTGCCTGTATAACATCCTCAGAACTCATTTCTGCACTGTAATCAGTATCATCGTCCGCCATGTGAATAGCTTTGTATGATGCCGTGGCGTGCATTTCCCATTCAGACATAAGGTAATGTTCAAACGGTACGCCAAGATTGCGAAGTGCCATCGCCTGAGAACCAACCCCGGCAAACAATTCTATCAATCGCACCGGGTTGTCAGTCTTAAATGTTGGGTACATTAAATCAAACATTGAAATCTGATCCACTCGTTTTCTCCTTTCTTTGATTTTTTATCATGCAAAATCTCGCATAATTAAGCTGCCGGAAGTAGTCATTATTCGCATTTTCCCACATTGCCGGTAAGGTACTCAGCCGTGTTTCATAACACTTATCGCACACCTTTTTCCCTTTCATTGTTGTATTTTTGCCACATATATAGCAAATGCCGTAGTCCGGTCTCTCTGAACGTGACAAATCGCATCGGTTTTTGTCTCTATAATTTTTCAGATACGCCCTGCATCTCTGGCACAAACCACCATTCTGTGATTGATGTTTTCCGCATCTGGGGCATAGCCCGTTTTCGATGCGTGTCTGTTTTAACTGCCTTTTCCTCAGCCGATCTTTCTCTTTCTGTTCATCGGTTTTCCCTTTTTCCGAATAACTATCTTGAAATTGACCCAAACACTCATAACATAGCTTTTTGTTAGGTTCTGCTGGATTTTTCCCACAATGAGTGCATATCCCAATCCTTTCATGGTATTTTCGGTTCTGCTTGCGTAATTCAGAATTTCTTGCCGCACAGTCAGGACACATGGATCTTTCCGGCGTTTGGTTTTCTTTGCCACACTTTGGGCACAATCCTCTTTCCCTCATCTCTTTGTATGATAATTTTCTCAATTCATTTCAGAGGTTCCCAGGATTTATGCGCGCTGCCCTTTCCTCCGTCTATTTTCTACCGAACTTCTCATACATTTCATCTAGTCTCTTTCTGGTTTCGTTTGACATACCGGATGGTGGTTCGGTCTTTTCCTCCGGCACTTCAATTTTTTGCATTTCTATCTGCGGGTCTACTGCCTTTTCCATAAGTGCTGCGTGTTTCTTCCCCATATCGGCTATGAGCATCCTTACATTCTCCGGCAGACGTGCCTCTTCTTTCATCCGCTGCACCGAAGTCCGATAGTTCCTGATAAAGTGCGACTGTTCAATGGTTGCCACTTGGTCTGAATCCATCAACGCCCACTCTTTGAGGTTTGCCGCCGTTCCAACAGCTCTTTGGCACGCCTCCGGCAGTTTTGCAAATTCCTCTTCTGAGTTGTAACCGGAGTTCCTTAACGCCCTCTGTACCAACGCCCATGCCTGCAGTTCGCTCATGCTTTCTTCCGCCGGAGCAATTATCTCCGTTGCTTTAGTGCGAATATCTGCGATGGTTGGTGGAAAACGTTCACTCGTCATGTACTTTTGTATTGCCAAGTTTGCCTGCTCATACGGAAGATCTTGTAATAATCCATACCACACATCGAAAGCGTCTTTATCTGGTATGAATGTCGGCTGTGCGTAGACCGCTTTCATAGCTTTTACCAAAATCTTAAATTCTTCTCTTTCCATTACCAGCCATCCACATCCTTTACTCTGTTTCCAATGCGATCTCCGCTATTTCTGTATGCAGAAGATGATTGCAATTTATCCCAAATAATGCCTTTCCATCCATTCGACATACATTCATCAATAAGATTGCATACGGCAGTATCTCCATAGACAGAGACCTTATTGGCAACCTGTTTTAACAACGACTTCATGCCCTGTTCCTTATATCCGTCTTTCCGTTCCGTCTTATACTTGAACCATTCGCGAAGTTTATCTGCCATTACATCAGAGATGGTGTACTCAGGGAGAAGCCTTTCAAAAATTGATTGGGTAGTTTCCCTCTTTCCCCCTTTTTTATTTTCTTTCTCTAACTCTTTCTCTAACTCTTTCTCTATGTTACCTTTTTGAACATCAACGTTACTCTCTGTTACACGTTCGTTACATTCAGTGTTTTCGGGTGTCTCAGTGGGTTTTGTCTTGTTTTTTTCTCTCTCCCGATACTCCCTAACCCTCTGTGCGGATGCCGATTCAGACCCAATCATTTTCAGAGATTTTGGTAAAAATAGTGTGCCGTCACTTTCCGTAACCACAAGCTGTAATTTTGAAAATTGTTGTAACGCTTGTGTAACAATCTGTAACGCAAAACCGGATGCTTCCGCCAACATTTCTGCGTCATACGGAATATCTTCGGAAAATCGCAGTTTGCCCTCATGGTCGATTGACTCTGTAATCATCCATATATAGAACATAACCAAAAGATCGCCATTATCCTTTGCTCTAAGTATCTTGATATAGTGTTTTTCAAAGAAGTTCCGGGGCATTTTGAGCCAAAAATACTTTTTCTCAGCCATCGAACGGTCCTTTCTCTATCTCTTCAAGGAATATCTCAATCCTTGGGTTTTTCTTATCCACATAGAAGTCATGCGTAAAGTTTTCGATTTCTTTCCATCCATCGTTTTTAATCACTCCGCATTTCTGTAAAGCATCCTGAAAAACTTTGTCTGCAAAGGAAAAAATATTGCCCTTGTCACGCTGTTTATCCGGCTCATAGAAGTTGTAATGAATGATGATAGTGTTTGTAATCGTAAGTCTCGGCAACTGTGTCCTGATAGCGTTACACACGATCATCTGGTAATCTCTTTTCATTTTTGCGCCCATCTGAGGATGCCTTGCACACTCATGTAGGTAATCGTTGAGATCCGGTAAGGTTCTGGTTCTGCCGTAATAATTCCCTTTGATAACAACCTTGTGCATCCCTAAGTCCTCCTTTCTGTCATTATGGGTGGAGCCGCCGGAATGACGGCTCCTGGGTAATTTAACAAAAGATCCTTGTCAGGGGTTTATACCATTTAACTAATCGAATTTCTTAAAAGGAGGTAAACCGTTTGTGTATTCTGCGGCTTTCGTGACATATTTTCCTCAGAGACCAATCTTAGGAGATAATTGCAGATACATATTTACGGGTTACGATTATTTAAGAAATCACAAAGATGTTTGATACATCTGCAAGTTCTTTTTCGAGATACGCTTTGATGTTAGCTTTCGCCTCATTCTTCCATGCGCCTCCATCTGCCTCAAATAAGGCACAGGTAACGCCATAACGATCATTGTCCTTTACTCTGAAAATGAAGTTACTCATAGGCTGTGCAACCTCTGTAAAGGTTCTGTACGGCATCAGACGGCAAGGACTCGGAACTTCAACTTCCTGCAGAGAGGCAACGCCTTTCTTGATTGCCGCTTTCTGTCCTACTCCGGTGTCTCCGTATTCTGCAACAGTGCCGGCCTTAACATTTCCGGCAAACTGTAAGATGATAGGCTTATCATTTGCCTCAGCATCCTCGTTTAAGAACTTGGACTGCACACCGATAACAAACTCTTCGTTTCCGATGAACTGACCGAATGAAAACTCCGGGATCTCTGCTTTGACAACTGCCAGTGTTTCTCTCTGGCGGTCTGCATCCAAACTGGAGAACAGACGAACCTCAGTAGGAGATACCACCTGGGCGATGTAATGACCGGTCTTGAAATCTGCTTTACTCTTTTTGATGAAATCCACAAGGCTGCTCAGATTACTCATTGTGATACTGGTTGCTCTGAGTTCCTTGCCGATCTGTGTCATATCTTTGTCTACATAGGTTCTTCCCTCAATTTCCTCAATATGGGGAGCATCGAGAGAAAGAATTTTCTCAATAGCTGCTTTTAACATATTTTCCTCCTGTTACTGTGCGCTGCACCAATCTTCGGCAAGGCAATCATTGATACTCGGAACCCACATGGAATGTGAGCCGTCAACGCAACGGATCTGTAAATACGGATTGCATACAAACAAATCTCCCTCATTGAGTCCCCACGCTTCGGCTGTCTGTTTATTACACGGAATACCCTGCGGATAACCTTTCTGGTAAACAACAAACATTCCCTTTCCATTCCATCCCTTACGAGTTACTTTTTGCCCTGCTTTTAATCTGCGTACTGCTTCTCCGAATGTGAATGTCTGGATATTCAAGTCTTTTACATCGGGACCGGCTGCAATCTCCCAATCATCTCTGAGGATGAAAGTGAGCGTGTAGTCAACGTTGTCTGTCTCACGAATATCTAATACTTTTCCGTCCTTGCAGTGCATTTTGATGGAATTATCCTCCCATCTCCAATATCCAGACCATTCCGGCAGTTTAACGATAGCTCCCTGTTTGAGAGCTTCGTATGCTTCCTTGAAAAACATAATATCCTCCTAACTGTTTACTGCGTCTCTCATGCTGATTACTTTCGTGCTCTCTTTTGGAGGTTCAGATTTTTCTTCCAATACCTCTCCGGTCTCAGGATCGCATCCAAGTTCCTCTGCTGTCGGTGTGGAATCCTTTTCCGGGTCCATGCACATACCACACTCATCAAGAGTAAGCTGACCTTTGATTGCGCCCTTTGCGTGTTCTGTGAGGGTTGTTACGCCGCTACGGAAGTCCTTGTTGATGAATAACTGAGTTTTCAGTCCCATCTCAGGAGCCAACTTAACGGAAGTCTGAACCTCAACAGCAACATCTTCTCTATCATCCTCTGACGGAGTGAGAACAATCTTAATGTCGAGAGTTCTTTTCTTCTTGGCATCCGTATTCAAATCGAGAATGTTGTCAGAAATCTTTGCCAACGCTCTGTCGATTCTTTCCTGAACGCCTCCGGCACACATAGATGCCAATGTAAGTTTCTCTGCCACTTTTATCACTTCCTTTCCTAAATGTAGAATTTTCTGTATCTATCAAAGAACTTTTTCCGTGCTTCATCCACGGTAAGTCCTTGTGATACCTCATTGAGTTCGTAGGAGAGCTGCGCTATTATCTGCAACAGTTTTTGCACTTCTGTGCTCTGGTGTGCGCTTATCTTCCCCGTTCTGTGATGTTCTGGTGTGAGTGGAACCCACAAGCCATCTTCATCTGCTTTTTTTCGGTTGGGACCTCCGAGGCAGTGATGCCTCTCAACCCCATACTGACCGTTGATAATATCAAGATCCGCATATTTCATATCCACAATAATTGAATCTCTCATTAAATCTCTCCCATAAGCATATCCATTGATATAGGCCCATCCAAAACCTCAGTGTCGGCACAATAGTCGCACACCTCACATCTCAGAGGTTCAATTTCTCCATCTTTCAGGCGTTGAACCTTGATGATGTTGCTTTGGAACTCTGCCAGTTTCTCATCCATAACCATAGGTGGAATTTCAATAACCTTAATTCTCGGATGAGGTATATTTCCTGGAGAAGTCTTATCTTTGCTAATTGCACAAATATAAAACGGTAACAATTTACCTGTGTTCTGCCTATATATTTCTCTATAAACAGCCCCTTGGAGGTCATATCCCCACCATTCGCAGAAATTAAGTCTCTGTCCGAGATCCTTTGCATAAAAAGTTTCTGTAACAGATTTTACGGTTTTTAAGTCAGTGATCCTTTTTCCATCACAACTATCAATTTTGATTTTTACCGGTATGCCATTGATTTCCCCAGTCATAATTACCTGCTTATCTCCGGCCATATACTGCATAAAAACTTTGTCTTTTTCTGCCCTGTCAATCATTGCAGAGGCCTGCTTGTACTCGGCTTTCAATTCTCCGGCGGTTTTACCTCTGGATGAAAAGATTTTTGGGTGCTGTGCGGAAAATGTAGGAAGTGTCCCCTCAAAGTAGGCATCCACATAAGAACCTACCAATAACGGAGTGGTGGAGACTTCCTCTACTTCTCCCCGGAGTTTTGCCATCGCATAAGCCTCACAACCTAACTTTCCGGTTGTGCCATTGAAGTCCTTATACTGAGATACGGACACATACTGCATATTGGCTTCCTGTGAGTAGTAATTCTCCGGGGTAAGTGCGATGAGGTTACTCATCTACTTCCTTAAATGTTCCATCAATCACACCATCAGAATCCTCATCTCCGTTATGAGAACTCTGATCCTGAGACTGATAAATGTCCTGTGCCCGATACTTCTCTTTTGGTTTTTCCTTAACATCAAATGCCGAACCATCTTCAAATGCCTGACACTGTTCTGCTGTATCAAAGTTGAGGTCAATCAACTTACACAGTCGGCGGAGAACTGTTTTCTTACACATCTCTCCGTAACTTTCTTTCCAAGCCTTACTGTTTGCTGCCTTTGAGAATGTCTGTCTGGTATGTTCAATGTCCTCTTTGCTCATGGTGTCGTACATCATGGAACCGTCTTTGTAGAGGACTACCGCAAATGCACCGATAATCTCTCCGTTTGAAAAAGTCTTAGGCCTGAAATTGACATACTGTTTACCGTTTTCAATTACTTCCTCAAACTTATCTCCCTCACGGACTACCTTTGCGTAAATGTCTTGAATAGGATTGCTCGAATATCTCTTGCACAGCTTGATCTCTCCCTTGTAATCAGTCTGGAACTGACACTGATTTCCGTAAGGAATTGCGTAACACTCTCCGTTAAAGAAATCGAGACCAAGGAACGCTCCTTTTAAGAGTGTTCGCACAACGGTCGGTGCTTCGCATTTTGAGAAATCAGCCTGACCGTCCTGCAGAACCGTCATGCAGTTCTGCAAAAATCTCTGCTTGTTGAATTTCTCCGGCAGAGCTGCAACCTGTTTTTCAAGGCTTTCGTCCAGTCCTTTATGAACTGCAACTAAATAATTTGTGTCTTTTGTTGCCATAAATAACCTCCTTGTATTTTTATGAATCTGCCTACCAAGAAAAGGCTATGGCAGGCAGATTATTTATTTTATTCGCTATCGTCTGTACCCCCCCCGAAAAGGTTCTTCAAAAAATCTGCAAAACCATCTTCGGAGTCGGGCTTAACTTTAACGGTATCGAAACCAAATTTCTTTTTCATCAAATCAGTGAGCTTTATCGTCTGCTCAGACATAATATCTTTGATGAGGTTGTTGGTTTCCTCCGCCCACTCCATTCCACCGTCAATATATTCGAGAAATGCCTTATTTCCAGAAGAACTGCAACTGATTGATGTAGGCGTTACGGTCACTTCACAAGTGAACGGATGGATTTCAATATCTTTCGTATCATCCATAATGTGTTTGAGTGCCATCATTGCCATAAGTGCGTCAAAGTTATCATTCTTGCCTGCCATAGTGTTTCCTCCTACAGTTCAATAACTGTTAATTCATTGTTACTTGTGGTTCTGGTTGCTATGAACTGCAACCCTTTCTTTTTGCACTTCTCATAGAGACGTGTGCGGTTTTCCTCAGACAGTTTCTCAGTACCATCAATAAGGATGATCTGTAAGCCGGACGGATTCTGAATTGCCACATCAATGCAGAGATCCAATTTTTCTCCCTCAGAGAGATTACTTACCGGAAGTCCATTGATAAGAGGTATTCCGTCCTTGACTGATAATCCCTCAATCGGGATTTCTGCCGTTTCCAGAATTGTTCCCGGAAGAGTTCTTGCCAGCTCAATCTTCTCTGTCAGAGAATTGGACTCTTTCTGCAAGGTGGCTACTTCCTCCTGAATAGACAACATTCTGCGCCATTCATTGATATGGCCTTTCATCTTCTCCGTCTCATTGGCCTTTGCCATGAGATCGTCAATAGGTGTGATTTCCATATCTGCGTATTCTGCATAGGACTGTTCCTCAGCCTCATACTTGGAAACGGCAGCCTCATACTCAGCACTGATAACTTTTGCCTTATCTTCCTTTGCTCCTGAGAGACCGGCTTTCTTTTCTTCCAGATTTTTAATCTGTTCTTTCAGTTTTGCCAGTTCACTCTCGATGTTCTTCTCCTGTGAAGCCATCTCTCTGTCGAGTGCAGCCAGTTTCACTTCCTTGTCTGCCTGAAAACCTCTGATTTTTCCATCGTGGCTGTCTCTGAGACGTTTTGCCTTTTCAATGGTTTCATTATTTTTACGAATCTTCTCAATCTCCGTATAGAGTTCTGAGAGGTTTTCTTTCTCCCATCTCTCTCCGTCATAGTCGATAGGAAGAGAACTTCCAATATCGGCAATAACAGCTTTCTTGGCGCGAATGTCCCGGTTTACATCCTGTCTGTGCATGAAGTAGTAACCGTTTTCTGCCTGAATGTCATTCAGAACTGCTAAAATGTTCTGTTCGTAATTCACATCCGGCGGCAGCTCTCCGAACCATTCTTTGATTGTGTCAAGGTTCCAATCGTACTGAATCATATCCAGAATCGTTGCATTTTGGGTTTTCTTATCCATAGAGATGAACTCCATAGGAGAAAGCTGCAACGGAGTGAATATGGTTTTCAGAAATGTTTCAGGGCTGGGGACAACATTGCCGTTCTGCTTTACAGATTTATAATCCGTCATTCCATGTCTCGGTTTTCTGTCTATGGAGAGACCACTATCTGTCTCAATGAAAATCTCTCCCTCTGTCTCTCCGTTTTTGATAATGTACTCACGGTCTGATGCGTTGGTAAGGGCATATCTGATTGCATCAATAACGGATGTTTTACCGGTTCCGTTATCTCCGACAAGTTCAATATTCTTACCGTCTCCGCTCCATTCCTTGATTCCGAAAAGACTCTTAATCGTGATTTTTGAAATCTTCATGGTGGATTTTCCTTTCTCTGTTTATGGGGTTCGGCAATGCCTTACCCCTAAACCGCTACTGAATTACTGTTACGTTGGATGCCTGCGGTCCCTTGGTTCCGTCAACAACATCAAATTCTACGGGCTGCCCCTCTACGAGAGTCTTGTAACCGTCCATCTGCAATGCGCTGAAATGGCAGAACACGTCAACTCCATCTTCGCCTGTAATGAAACCATAGCCCTTTGCGGCGTTGAACCATTTAACTGTACCTTTTCTCATGGTGCGTCTCCTTTCCTTAAAAAATATCTATTAAACAATCCTTGCGGATGCTTAACCTATACCAAGTCGTTCTTTCTCCTGATCCAAAAGGTGGCGATATATGTAAAATCCCCACTTGGATTTACCCTCTCGCTTTATGGCATATCCAATAGGCAATTTCTCCCTTTTCATAAGTTCACGGAGCGTAATCACATCCATTTGCAACTCTTTTGCTGCATTTTTTGGTGTTACTCTCTCACTGTTCATTGCTTCTTACCTCATTTTGTTCGTTTTGCTGTGCCTTAGTTCGTTGTGGATTATCCTTTTCATGTTTGCTCGACTAAACTTTTTGGGTAAAAAGTTTGCTGACAGGGACATTCAAAGCCGCCGCCAACGATTTCAGAGTACCGACCATAGCCTCATGCTCTTCGTTGTTTTCAAGCAGAACTATGGTTGTTCTGCTTACGCCAGACATTTGAGCTAACTGTTCCTGGGTAAGTTTCTTCTTTTCTCTAAGTTCTCTGATTCGATACGCCATTACTGCGCCTCCTTTCTTTGTCCGATGTTTGCTCGACTGAACAATTTGAGTATAGCCGACTAAACATTTATTGTCAAGCACATTTTACAAAAAAATTGACTTTTTGTTCCGTGCATTGTATAATGGACTAAACATTGAAAGGAGGTTTTCTTATGACATTAGGGCAGATAATAAGGGCATATAGAGAAGAAAATAGCATGAGTATGGATAGATTTGCAAAAGCTAGTGATTTGAGTAAAGGTTACATATCCCAGCTTGAAAATAATCTCAATCCGAAAACAGGAGAACCGCCTGTTCCGTCCATGGCAACAATAAAGAAAGCGGCAAATGGAATGTTTATGAGTTTCGACGAACTTTTTAATCAATTAGATGATAATATGAAAGTATCTGTTTCTCCTGAGAAAGTGAGGATGGCTAAGAAAGCAATCCGCATACCGGTTCTTGGTAATGTGGCTGCCGGAATACCTATTGAAGCCATTGAGGATGTTATAGATTATGAGGAAATATCAGAGGAATTGGCTCATACCGGAGATTTCTTCGCTCTAAAAATAAAGGGAGATTCAATGGAACCTCGTATCTGCAATGGGGATGTTGTGATTGTCCGCAAACAGAACTATGCAGAATCAGGAGATCTTGTCATTGTGTTAGTCAATGGAGATAGTGCCACTTGCAAAAAGTTGGCAAAGTTCCCTAGTGGAATCAGACTCATTCCTTTTAATCAGACCTATGAGCCTATGTTCTATTCAAATGAGGAAATTGAGAATAAGCCAGTGAGAATCATTGGCAGAGTCGTTGAAAACCGACAGAAATACTAAAATAGAAAACCGCCTCTGCTACCAACAGAGACGGTATCTATAAACACACACCGGAAAGCCGATGTATGCTCGTCTGAACACCTTGCATTATATCATCTTCCCGGTAGAAAAACAATATACCGGGCATTTTTACGCCCATTTTTAGGAAAAAGGAGGATGATATTATGCGTCTGCCAAACGGTTACGGTAGTGTAATCAAACTAAAAGGCAAGAGGCGTAAGCCTTATGCCGTCCGAACTTCTGAAATTTCTGAATTTGTAGAAATTGATGCTCCGAAAGAACCGCCGTCAAACATTCTGAGAGATTTTGTCCGATACAATTTCAAATGGCAATGGAGAAAACAGGTTTGGTCTGCCATCTCATCGGAACCAGTGTTGTCATTCGCTGAGGATCTTATGCAGGAAGAGGGATATGAGTATTCCATCTCCTACCGTCAGACATTTAAGTACCTTGAATATTTTGCCAAACAGGAGCACGCCTACTCTTACTTATCTGAATTGAATAATGCGGATGTCGTTGCGGAGCACATCAGATATGCCGAGACTCCCACATTTGCAGAGATGTACGGGAAGTGGAAAAATTATAGGAAAGCTCTGCCGGACAAAATATCTTCAAACACATGGAGAAACTACGAAATTGCCTTTAATCATCTGTCCGATCTGCACCACAAGAAATTTAATGCTCTGCGGACTGATGAAGTCCAGGAATGTATCAACAAATGGACCTGTAAATCAAATTCCACCGTTTCTAATATCCGAACCGTTCTCAATAATCTGTACAAGTACGCCCTGATGAACAACTATATAGAAAAAGATCTGTCACAGTTTTTTGTTTACTCATGGGTAAACCCGGAAGAACAGATTCATAGCAGATACACGAATGAGGAGATTGCAACCTTGTGGAGCAAACTGTATGTGGTAAACAATGTTGACCTCATCCTCATTACAATCTATACAGGTCTGCGTCCTACCGAACTGTTAGAGATAACCACGGATAATGTGCATCTGGACGAACAATATATGATTGGAGGAATGAAAACAGAAGCCGGAACAGACAGAGTTATTCCTATTGCAGACAAAATCCTGCCTCTCGTAAAGAACCGGTACGATGCCAACCGTAGATTTCTGGTAAACAACAAATATGGCAATCACTACACATACGGTTCCTATGTTAGTGCGAATTTCAATACAGTTATGAATAAGCTCAACATGAAACATCTTCCCCATGATGGCCGGCACACGTTCGCATCTCTCATGGATGATGCCGGAGCGAATGAGGTTTGCATCAAACTCATAATGGGCCACAGCATGAAAAACAATGTCACAAAGGGAGTGTACACACATAAAACCACACAACAGCTTATTGATGAAGTCAACAAAATTTAAGGGAGGTCATGCCTCCCTTTTACTGTATAAATATTCTAAAACAGTGTCAAAAACCAAGTATATTATGCGTATATTATTCAAAATCGTTTGTATCTTGCGTGTATATTATAAGTATATTGCCAGTATATTACTATCAAATTTTTACTCAAACTTACGAACACTCACTGTAAAAATACGCACAATAAAACCCCGGAAACATTGAATTTCCGGGGTTCGTTTTTATTGATTAGCACACACCCTGTGCTAACAT